AAGCCAGACATAACAGATAGCTTAGCTTCACCACCATCAGCAGCCAATTGACGTTCAAGCATAGTGCGGATATCAGTTACTGGTTTAGCACCAACTTCATTCCACTTGGTTAACGGCGTAAATGTTAAAGATGCATCACGACGGTAATCCACCAGGTTGTATTCATAATCATCGGAGTGAAGCGCGTATTTACCATTTTTTAGCAAATCAATTGCCATCATGAGGACCGAGTTATCAATCGCATCATGGTTACGCTTCATTACCGAGATTTGAGCAATGATCATTTGCTCTTGCTCAGACAATCGCTGGTTACCAGTTGAGATGATACCCGCAGTACGTAAGCGCTCAAGCAAGGCAATTTCAAATGTGTCTGCCGGAGTGACTTGGTTCTTTGGCTTGTAGTAAGCCGGTTTAACATGGCGTACTTCACCAGATTGGGTGGTATCAAATGGCTTACCAGGCTGTTGCGGAGATACCAGTGGTGCAAGATCATGTTCGGCAGACACTTCAGCTAAAGGCACGTCATCACGCGTGAATAACGGGCGATTAGGGAAAAGCTTATCTAAAAGCCATGTGTCCATTGGACGGTAATTCGAGTGGATCAGTGCCAGCTCACCCACATCAAGAAGTTCAAGTGGAGCACCTTCAATATTAAAAGACTGTGGCATGTTGTTTACACCTTAGAAAGTTCGATTTTGTTTTTAGTTGCCTGTGCACGCGCTGCATCATATTCTTCAGCAGAAAGCAAAGTCCCATTAAGAGATACAGCTTCAATACTGAAAACCCCGCCATAGTAGACCGAAATTTCAATTCCATCAGCGGCCTTGATTGTAGCTTCTGCAGCTGTAACGTCTTGGCCGCAGATCACATCCCATGTTTTCTCATCAGTAGCGTGTGTGAGTACATTCGCATCTGAAAGTGTAAGTAAGTCGCCTTTTTTATAGGCTGTAGCGGTAGTTACTTTGGCATTGGCACGTCGTAACTTTTCATTGTCTAGGACCAGTCGTTTTGAGGTGACTGAAATGGGCGGTACATAGTGAATAGCCATGAATTATTTCCCCTTTTGTTCTGCAAATGCTTGTGCACCTGAAGTGAATTTGTGAGTGTCATTGTTATTTGACTGGCCACCTTGCCCCGGATTAGCTTGATGGCTAAACAAGTGAGCAAATGCCGGATTCACACTTGGTGCTTGTTGTGGCTGTTGGCCAGCTGGTGGCTGTGTATTACCTGCCGAGAATTGACGAAGCTGCTTAGCCGTGAAGGTAAAAACCGAATCATCCATATTGGTATAAGCGGTTTTATCTTCAGCACTGAACTGTGTTTTCAGCTCAGTTTCTAAAGCTGCAATTTCATCAGCACGCTTTTGTGCTTTGAATTGCTTAAGTTCAGTCAGGGCATCGTCACGTTCACGCTCTGCCTGCTCTTTGGCCTGTTGTGCTTTTTCTAATTCGGTCACGTCTGTGTCCTCTTTGGTTGGGTTTGGATTGGCTTTGCCCGAGAAGGCTTTAATTGATGTGTTGCGATCAGCACCGGTTGAACAGATCGTAAATTCACGAATGCGGTTTTGACGGAAGATGGTGATTGGGCCTTCGAACGACTGACCATTTACCGTGACAGTTTTGCCTTGTGAGACTTCCTCAATAGATCCAGGATCAATCATCATCGACATCTGGAATGGGAAACCATCATCAGAGTCCTGGACAATTTCCTGTGCCTTAGCATTGGTGAGGAAGTCACCAGATACATCAATCTTTCCGTTGGTATCTACTGTTTGAACCACACCAATTCGACTTGAGCCGAAGTGTTCTTCAAGTAAGGCTGTCGGCTTATCAATCTCAATTCCATCAAGATCAAAGACCACACCGGAGCGCCCCCAATACCAGTGACCATCTACACGACCACCGGCATAAGCAGTGCCTTTAAATTTCCGTTTCTGCCCTTCCTCGGCTTTGGGTACCTCAATCGCAGAGGCATTAAATAAATACTTCAGCCGCTCTTCATTTGGATCTGGCATTTTTCATGCTCCATAAAAAACCGCCCAGAAGGCGGTCATATTCATTTTAAAAACTAATTCAACAAAGGCTTGAGTGTATAAACCATCTGTCCTTCAACCGCTTCAATCGAAATAACCTCAAACGACAGTCCAATTGGAAATAAAACACCATTACCGGCATTCAACATATCCAGATCGATACCTAACCCTTTAGCATTCTCAATCTTAATCACGATATCTGAAGCTGTATCAACCATCAGCAACGGCGCATTCAATTGAACTGTCTGCCCCACCTGATAAGCCGCTATTTGATTAAGTGTCGCAGTACCCACCACGGTTGAAGCTGTATTGCTTGCTACAGCCTGAATAGCTGCCATATCAGTACTCAGCCAGCGCTTAAGCACATCATCAACTAGTGAGCCTGTAGCAGAGTTTAAATAGCCAGTCAGTGCGGCATCATTTCCTTGCACATAGTCTAGAAAGGTACGGATCGCACTTGGCCGAATACTTGGATCAAGTGGAATTACCGTATTGGCTACCGTATCAAACAGGTCCCGAGTCTTATCATCCATCGGAGCAAATAGACTGGTGAGCTTTTTACTTGCTGTCCATTCCGCCTTGATAACTTCCTTCTGCTCGAGAAGATATTCTTTATCTAGACTTGAAGCACTGATCTTTTTATCCACCAGTGATTCAAGTTCACCAAACTGTAATGGATGAGAACTCCAGTCCAAAGCTTCAGCCACTTCTGGCAACTGATCATCTGGTGTAATACCATATTTCAATGCCTGCTTCTCGGTTAAGGCAATCACGGTACAGCGACAACGAAAGCCCAGCGGCGGGTAATGTGTCAGCCAGAATGGATCATCAATCGGACGGACAATACGATTCAAAGCCAAATGACTCGGACGCACCCGACTATCATTGATAGCCGAATACATCAGATAAGGTCGTTTAGCCTTGTTCCGTTGCTGTTGTTGCCACCGGCCATGACCATAAGCACTCTGGATATTGGTACGAAATACATTGTCCAGGTAATGCTTTGGTAGAATGATTTCAGATTCTTCAATGAGCTTCTGAAAATCCTTAAAGGTACCGCCGTCGGCAATGGATTTATTCACTGCCTTAATGACCGTCTCAATCTGTTCAAGACTCGATAGAAAGCTAACCGTGGTTGCCATCTGCCGGGTCTTTAGATCCATTGAATAGAACTCATCAGGTAGCACGATCTTTCTATTGTGAGCAAATCGAAGCGCCTCAAGGAATGTGACTGGTTGCATAACTTACTTCCCGTTTTGAGCCGTCACATATCCCAACACATCTGCAGCATACAAAGCCTGATCTAGATTGGCAGTGAACTGAGTTTGTGTTGCTCCAGGTATTAACTGCATCAAGTTATAAGCCAGACTTTCAGGGCTATCAGACTTGAATACCAATTCCTTGACCTGATCTGGTTTCAGTAGCTGCAATTCATCCTGACCATCAGTCAGTTCTTCAACTTCCTGCTGTTCTGGTGAGAGCTTGTTTGCTGTTGCCTTAAAGTTGAATGCCTGACGCGGTAAAGCGGTGAATTGATTGAAGGCAGTTTGAGGCTGTTCAATCACATCACCATCTTCCAAACCATATTCACGCTTAAAGTATTGTGGCGTTAAGACTGCACCGGCATTCTTTAACTTCACATCACGATCCGCTTTAGGCTCTTCCAGTGATTTCTCTTCACCAATGATGACCCGGTGGCGTTCCCAGCCATTTAGATCACATAACGCATTAATAATGGCTTGGATCGTTGGCATGATCATTCGTACATCGGCTTTGTACTTTGAGTTTTGAACCTCAAGATGCACATCTCCTAAAGCACGAGAACCTGAGCCATCGGTACCACTGGTTAGAGTTTGACCCAGAATCACCTTTTGAATACGGCGCTCAAGATTCTTGTCGAAGGTTTCAAAAGTCTGTGAAGCGTTGCCGTTGCTATTTGCTGTCTGTATTTCTACCGAATCTGTACCACTTAAAGCAATCACTGAACTAGCATGAGCTCTAAGTAGTGCATCACGCATATCAGTCGTTTTACCTGCTGTTTTACCAACCAGCATTGGCAAACCAAACTTCTCTACAAACTTGGCCCAGAACTTAAAGCCAGATGTTTTGAAGAACCAGACCCAGTACAGTCGACTTAAAAGAGCCTCACCTAATGGATTCTCATAAGTAGATTTACAACGTGTCAAAAAGTGCTTGAAACGCTGGTCTACCTCTTGATCCTGTCGAGTCGTGTTGTAGTTGGCCAGCAGCATCAGACGACCATCATTCTTAGGCTCATACCATTGCATTGGCTTTTCACCAATCCACTTAAAACCAATAAAAGGCGTAATAGTATCGCCTTCAATATGCAGGCTTGGTTCTTCCGGCTTGGTATAAATCGCCTCTAAGACTGAGTATCCATACCAACGGGCATTCTGTGCACCCAAGAGAATCTCAGACCACCACTCCCGTAAGTGCTCCATGATGATTTTTGATTCTGGTCGGTCCATTGGCTCTACACGCCATGATGCACTCTCAAGTTTATCCTGGCGCTTTTCAATAGCCTGATAAATCTCATCGTCATACATCATGACTTTTAAGCGTGGACGGGTCACCCCTGCTTTACGCAAAACCTCATCACCATCCGGCATTTTCGTCAAATAGCTGATTAAGGCCTGCTCTGCCTCATGAGAATAGAGTGCACCAGATTCGGGCTTACTATTTTCAGACTTTTTACTTTTCTTAGCCATAAATAAAACCTTAAGCCGCTGGTGGGCTGTAATTAATCGCAATTACTGCATCTTCAATTGCATCAATGAGCGTATCCACTTGGTCATCATGATCATGGGTGAATGCCGCATTAAACGCTTCACACTCTTCAAAGAACTCGCCTACCCAGTGAGCATCTTTAGGTACCATCACAAAACGATCTTCAGGCTTATCCTTATAGTTCGCTTCAAGATGAACCTGTACATCCATAAACCGGGATAGCTTGTCTGTATTACGCTGTACCGGAATCACAACAACACCTGAGTAAGTACCGAGTGTCTGGATCAATTGGGTACCAGATGCCTTATCCTCTACTTTCATGTAACGAATAGGCTTGGTATGCCAGGTATATTCCTTGTGCTTATCCAGAAATGCCTTAGCCTGACGGTTAAGCTCTGGTGCTTCCCATTTACCACGCAAGAGATCCAGTAAGTACAACTTGCCGTCTATACCCATGCCTACAAGCAGGAATACAGAGTAGTCATTGTGCTCTTTGGTTTTCTGTGCTGTATCGACAAGGACGGCGCGCCACTGAAGTTCTGGAATATCTGTATAGAATCCAAACCATTCAGACTTGATCAGGTCACCGCCAAGTTTCTTAGGCTGCTGCATGTACTGACTTGAGAACGTATAGCGCGATACGGTAGCACCCTCTTTATCCTTACCACCCTTTTCAAGCTGTAATAAGGATTGCAGTGACTCTTTCTTTGGCCAGTAGCTTTGGCGACCCTGCTCATCACGCTCAGCATCTCGCGGTACCAGTTTTTGAATATGTTCTGGCAGGGTTGCAATGTACTTATCATCAATCAGTGCCGGGATGGATATCTGAGTCCATTCACCAGGTAGATTGCCAGTCATAACAAAATTGGTTGGATCCTCAGTGTGAAGACGCTGCATGATCATGATGATTGGTGTATCAGACTTGGCTTTACGGGAGTTCACTGTATTAAGTAACTTACGATTGGCGGCATCTCGTTTGATCTTACTGAAAGCATCTTCTGGCTTTAACGGGTCATCAATGATGATACAACCTGTAAAGCCATCATCAGCCAGTGTTCCTGCGCGCCGTCCTGTTACCTGTCCACCCATAGAGGCTACATACACATGGCCAACGTCATAGTCCTCAACCGTAATCTTCCATTCCTTTTTGGAGTCAGTGCTATTTGATACGGTTAAATCCCACATTTGGCGATAGTCTTTGGACTTTACGATGTCACGCGCCGTATCAGACACACCTTCAACCAGTGATTGAGAGAATGACAGATAGAGAAATCGTGACCGGGCATTCAGAGCTAAACCCCGTGGGATCAAGTTGGTTGTTAACTCAGTTTTACCGGCTCCTGGTGGAACGTTGATAACCACGTTCGCAATCTCACCAGCTATCACCTGATCAATGATCCAAGAGATATAAACATGGTGCCAATTCACCGTAAATTTAAAGCCCATCCGGGGCTTGAAAAAACGCCGGGTGAAATATAAATGCTCATCTTCACACAGCTTCTTTTCAACCTGTGTTTGCAGATCCATTTAATATTCCTCTTGGGCCTTCTTTACAGCGGCATCAACTTGGTCTTGAGTGGCATGCACAACTGTTGTTTGTAATGCTTCGCCATCCTTACCGGTAATTTCTTGACGATTGGTATATTTACCACCCATATCTTCGGCAGCCTGCTTCAAGATACTTAATGCAGCTACTCGATTCTTGCCGTGCTTTTGATATTGATTTTCTAAACGCTGTAAACGAACAGACAAATTCGCTATTGGAATGTTTTGAGGGGTATCTAAAAATTCTTTACGAGCAACTTCAAATTCAGATTTCAATTCAGGACTTAAATCTTTACCAGCTCGCTTAGTTGGGTCATAGGTTTCAACTTGCTGTCTGGAAACCTCTAAGTCAAATTCTTCCTTGACGAGCAATACAGTTTCCTGAGGAGTATTAAATACAGCAAGTGACCGTACAATAAAGTATTTTTGCTTTCTATTTAGTGATGCCATCTCTCTCCATCCGTCAAGGTACGTCAAGGAAAGTGGGCAAAAAATTTAGCCGATGACACAATTCCCACAACACGCAGCAATACTTGCCTCTGATACAAACGGCGCGCCCTTGGCAATCTCCAAAAGCCGCTTAACAGATTCATCTGCACCCCATCGTTTAGTCTCGCCAAAGAACACTTCAACATCATGGCCAGCCAGGTAATGCTTAGGTAAACCCGTATGGTCGCTATAAATGATTTCGCCGTCTTCATCACGTTCAACACCGATGTGATAAAGCTCATGTTCAATCAGTCGACAGAAGTCACGATCTGAAGCTTGTTCGCAATAAGTGGCATCAATGGTGATGAGGTATTGAGGTACAAAGCCGAACCAATCCCGCATCTGCTGTTCCTGGCGTGCCTTCTTCCAGCCACCCACGTTAAACATGACCTTTTCACATTGACCCAATACCATACGCTTTTTAGCTGCGGCGGCAGATGATGCCCAGGCGAATGCAAGGAACTCTTCATTGTCGTGAAGCAGCTCAGCAATATGGTCATGATCCGGGTTATGAAGTTCACCGCCTAAAGTAAGCCAATTATTCACGACCCATTCTTTAAGCTCTGGTGCAGGTGCCAAACGAATAGCTTCCTCTTCCTCAGCCCGATCAATCAGATCCGACGGCGGGAATGGTCTGAATTGTTGTTCCATGTGATGCCTTTAAATTTCTTAACCACGCCGTAGCTCGGCCCATGTTGATATCACTAACTTCAAAATGGTGATATCGATAACCCATTTCTTCAGCATGATCATAGCGGTCTATGCTCCAAGCTTTTGTAGCCAGCTTGCCTTTACGCCCGCCTGACCAAGGACCACCTGCAATTTCAATCAGTATTCGATATTCGATAAGGTGAAGATCAAAGCGCCAATGCTTAGTGCTTTTAAAATGAAAATATTCTTCGTACTTGATTTCCATCCGATCAAGAATTTCTTTGAGTCGATCGAATGCTTCTAAGTATTTCTCACCAGGCTTAGGTAATGGTCTGGTTCGTGATTTCTTTTTGGGTGGGATCTTCTGAGTAAAAATTTTGTATGCTTTCTCATCCATAAAAGATCAGCCATTAAAAAACCTCCCGAAGGAGGTTTTATTTGTACGTTTGCCCTATTAGATAGATTATTGAGCTTATAATTAAGATCGCCAATAAAGTTACCAACATTTCAATTTTTGTCATTAGAGAATGCCTTAGCTTCATGTCTACCATTAATAGATATAAAGATAAAAGGTACATAGAACAATATCAAAAGTGATCATTTTAAATATCTTGACTAATCTTTTATTGCAGCATATTTCTAAGATTTTTAATTCGTTGTTTCAGTTCAATCATAATTTCATCTATCGCAATCATTTGATGCCGCTTAAGCCCAGATCTACTGAGGTTCTGATACTTAGACAGCTCAGCACTGCAAAATTCTAAGTCTTTTTTCGCTTGTACTTTGTCTGTCATGGGTACCACCAATAAGAAAAGAAAAACCCCTCAACATCTAGAATGCGAGGGGTTCTGTTTGCCGTAATACGTCCGGCGAATTTTAGTCAAAAAAATACCCACACCATTGGGGTCGATGTGGGCGAAACTTTAAATTCAAAATGTGGAGATTTTGAATAATCGGTAAGATAATATGTATTATATTTGAAATCTAACTCGTTTTAAAAATAAACTATTAATTACTAAGTGATTTTAACGATTAAATTGAATTAAGTCACTTTATTTCTTTCAAACAATTCCGACACACCTTGATTTCTTCATCATTAATTGTGTAGTCGATCTCAGTCGCACCGTGGAAGCCGAATAAACACATCAGTAATCTAAGCATAATTTTACTCCTGGACAGTCAAGCAATCATGTCGCAAGAAATGTCAGTTATTTTCACTTATAAAACATAAATTTATAATATTCATTGCTGAAATAATGTCATTAACTTCGTCGAACTAAGCAAGATTCCTTCCTAGTTAATCAAGCATTTTAATTTGGTATGATTACACTAATATTTCCCGGGGCAATAAAAAAGCCCTTTTCGCAGGGCCAAACGCTACTCACAATCACACACACCTAACATGCACGGTCTGCTTTACTTGCTTTCAATCCTCTTTAGGTCGGGGCGCTACTCCCTGGTCTAGATTCCCGAAGGAAGTCTACTCGAAGGCATGTTCCACTGGTCAGCACTCCAGCAGGGTAATTGTCTTTTTATGGACAACAAAAAAGCTCACTATTTAGCAAACTTTCTTATCAATTGGCTTACAGCTTACTTAAATGGTTAGACATATAAGCAAGGTATAGTTTTCTATCTTTAAAATCAGGTATTTCGAAAACCCAGAAGACATAACTCTTGGATCTAAACTTAAATTTTATATTCACAGCTTTTACTTCAATAATTGCATGCTCATTCTGTATCTCTACAAAAAGCTTTAGTGTAAGAGCTAAGAATTTTAATCTATTAACCATTTTATATCTGGAAGGCTCATGTAATCGTAAAGCTTCTGTATATATAAGCTCGCACCACCCATACCCATCTTCATCATCCATTAAGTCTCATTTGATTATTTAAAATAGATAACGAGGTCAGGTTATAACACAGAGCATTCAACTAAACTGCTTTTATTTCAATTATTAAGGTTACTAGATTTTCACAAGTAATAAAAAAGCCCACCATTTGGCGAGCTTTTTATCACTTGGTCTCGGTTAAACTGTAATACGACCAGTATAGAAAAACTATAACTTATATCCATTTAGGATGTCAATTAACTAGCTTTCTTTAATTTTAAACGGTATTCACCAATATATACTTCAATTTCATTTTGCAATTCTTTCAATAAAAGTTCGACGGCGTTACCCAGCCAAGCGTATCGTTTTGAGTATGTGTTAGGTTCAATATAATCAATTCCAGAAAATACCAAACGACCTTTTAGTGTGTGGTATTCACGCAACTTCGGACGTAAGCTATAAAACAGCTCCATTCGAGCGACATGTTGACAGAATATTACCATATTGAAAGTTTCACGCTGCTTTTCAAGTTCATCCTGAACCATTCTCCATAGATACTCAGCAATGTAATCGGTTAAATCCTTATATTGATGAGTGTTATCTCGAAGATCCCCCCATACCAAAATTGATGCATAAGCTTTGGTCTCTTTATTTGGGAGTCCAGCAATAGCTCCGCAACGATCTTCCCAATTTATAGGCGTTTCACCTGTTCCCGGAGTCCTTGCTTCATAATTCGCCGTCTTAGCGCGTAATTGCTGCCCCAACCATTCGATATTTGATAATTTTTCCACTTTCTCAGCTACTGCATTCATCCTAAATCCCCTACCATCTTCTCTATCTGCTGGATCGCATGACCTGACTTCACTTGATCTGTACTAAACCTTATTACCTGATAACCCATCATTGTTGCTGCGTTGTATTTTTCCATGTCCCCTAAATACCCTTTGGCCCTGGTATGCCTCCCACCTCCCGGCATCCAGATCCCACCTTCGACCTCTACCAATATCTTTTTGCCTATTAAGTGAAAATCAGCTCTCCATTTACGATCAGGATGAAAATAAAACTCCTGCTCAAAATCGATTTTTAATGTCTTTAGTTCTCTGGCCAGCTTCGCTTCAAACTCATTCGGTACTTTTTCGCCTTTAACCTTAGGGTGTGTAGATCGTCCTTTCGGTCTGGTGGCTTTAACCATTTTTTTATATTCAGCGAGTGAATAAGCTCTCAATGCTCAATTCCCTTTGCTAAATCCAAAAATAATAATTTGGCTGTTTCAGTTAACGTAAATCCCTGTGGTGTTTCTCCATCCTTAGCTACTAATCCCCATTCAGCCAATCCATTTAGATAACGCTGCAGGCTTCGAATTGAAATTCCCATATTAGGTTCAATCGCAGTATGAATTTGTTTGATGGAGATACGGCCTTTGTTTGAAGACATGATTTTAAAGATCATCAAATGCATGTAGGTTCGATCTGCTTCAGTCAAGCTGCATCTCCTTTCAACACACCGTTAAATCCAACCTGCTTCAGGTAGCTTTCCCATTTCTTGGCTTGTTCAGGTTTCTCAAGTTTTACTGCAATGCGAGCAGTAAGTTTTTCATAAGATTCCCCTGGTTCGGCGTACTTGCCAGCAAACCCTGGATGGTTAGCGAGTTTTTGAGCAAAGGTTTGAATCTGTTTTTCAGTCAGGTGTTTTGGTTCTGCAGGAGCATTTGATTTCTGATGGCCATTCGAATCTGAGTACTTGGTGCGATATGCGTTGATTAACCAGTCTGCAAAATGGAAATTCATCAGCTCATCACAGAGATTCTTTCCAGCGTTGTAAATTTCAAATGCACGTTTTTCACGTTCACCCCAAGTTGCGTTTATGAGAATTTCAAAATCCAAATCGGGATCAGCTAGAAAAATTTCTTCACGAAGTCTTTTGAGGCAAAGCCATCCTTTTTTATTTTTAGATTCTAATGGGAGATTCATTGGGAGATTCTGTGTCCCGTTAACGGCACTATTCAAAGTCCCGTTATTGGCACTATTCAAAGTCCCGTTAACGGAATCATTCCGTTTTTGGTACTGTTCCGTTTTCGGTACTATTTCAGATAAATTTTTTTCCTGTAATTGTTCCGTTTTTGGCATCGTTTCCCGACCATTTACACCATTTAATCGATAGACTTTTACACGCTTAGTCGAACCTTTTCGTTCACCGGTGTCTGAGATCAGGTGATCTTCCAGAAGCTCTGCAATAATCTTAAGTACGGTTTTACGCTCAAGACCGGTATCTTTCTCAAGGCGTTGCATACTTGGGTAGCAGCAATGGTCTTCACCGGCACGATCCGCCAATGAGAGCAGAATGAGGCGTTTCAGAGGCATACGGCAGCCTCCTTTCTTTTCACTCAATTCCACTCTCCAAGCCCAGTTTGTAGCATCTAAGCTCATATTAATTCCCATCCCGGTTGGTGTTACTATCCTTCAGTGGTTTTACATATCCACCAAAGGTTTCAATCGAATTTGATTTGATCAGACTTGTAATAATCTGGTTGGCGTAATAGATGGTGATTCGAAAGCGTCTGGCCATAAGCTGTGAAAGTTCTACCTTGGTTACTGCAGCGTTGTTTTCGTCATACCCTTTCTTACGCAGACTAAGTTTCTTTTGCTCATAGAGCTCAAGCAAAATATGAAGTGCAGGTTCATAAAATGACTGAATATGTTGTTGCTCCCTGTACCCAGCCTGGTTTGAGAAAAGACTATTCATTGTGAGCATCCTCCCCGTATAACTCGTCTACGAGCCCATCAACTGCTAGGAAAAAGTCCACTCCTTTCACATATGCATCATCTGGTGCCAAGCCTAGTTCAAACTCACGTTTTTCAATTTCCTGGATTAGTGTGTTTTCAGCATGTTGTTCTGAAAGATCCTTACATTTGTCAATGTATTGATACTGTGCTAAATTTAATTCCATGTTCATTTTTCCTTCATGACTTGTGAACTACCAAAAGCCTGACCTCGCACATCAGGCTTTTTCTGTTTGTAGAGCTGATAAATACTTCGCACACTCGCCTTTCATGGCTTTACGCAAAGACTGAATTTTGTGTTCGATTCCTTCCAGGATGCGATCTGTCTCATCCATTTCAGCAGGTGTCACCACACCATCTTCCAGAGCAGATAAAACCTGCTTATTTGCTGCACCATTCCCAACATTCATACCCAGCAGTGACTCAAGAACACCTAGTTGATGATCTTTCCCTTCCGCTTGCTCTACGGGCATTAATGCAAAACCTAATTTGTGCGCCCACACTTTTAAAGAAGCTGGGTTTTGCGTATAGATCAGCATTGCTTCAAATGCTTTTAGACTCGGCAAATGGTTTTCCATATTTGGATTTGCATAATTCAAAATCGTGTTGTGTGACACCCCAACAACATCAGCAATTTCTTTTGGTGTGATTCCTTTCGACTGGTGCACCATTTTGTGCAAAGCAGCTTTCGTCTCTTTTGAAATATCCATGTGAACACCTTGATTAATTTCACGTTTATTTGAGTCGTTAATTAACTAATAATTGCTTTAACAATAGTTTTTTTGGAGCAATATCTTCACAACGTTAAGCAAAACCCACGAAATAACTTAAGCAACTTTTTTACTGTGCTTGATAGGTTTCTTACCATTCGCCAAATCTTTAATTTGGTACTCGCGTGCTAAAGGGATTTTGCTTTCATCCCACTGGCTTATAGCGTTGTGAGTAATCCCTAACTGCTCAGCAAGTTGAGTAACCGAACAATCTAGGAGCTTTAGCGCTTCTGACTTTGTCATATGAGAAATACCTTAAAAAGTAACTTAACTTACCTTATTAAACAGCATAAAACTTACCTAGTCAAATGGTAAGATTCCTTACATATCAGAATGGCTTAAAATCATGGAAACCTTAGGCTCAAGGCTCAAAACTTTAAGAAAAAAGAAAAAGCTCACTCAACAACAAATTGCTGAAGCAATTGGTGTTTCTAAAACCTCAGTCATTTACTGGGAAAAAGATGACAATGTGCCAAAGCATGAAAGCCTAACAGCTTTAGCTGCTGTATTAGCAGTTGATACAAATTACCTTCTTTATGGGAAAGGTAATGCTATTGTGGAATCTAATGTATCCGCCCCCATACCTCTTGCTGGCCGCCTGATTCCAGTCATTTCATGGATCCAAGCTGGAACATGGACAACTGTCGATTCAGTACCTGAAGGTACACAGTTTGATGAGTGGCTACCTCCTAATCCGAAATGTGGAAAGAATGGCTACGGCCTCGAAGTGGTCGGTGAGTCCATGCTCCCTGACTTCCGTCCAGGTGATAAGATTTATGTAAATCCAGACTTCCAGCCAGATGAATTAAAGACTGGTGATTTAGTGATTATGTCTTGTGAAGGTGAGGCAGAAGCGACATTCAAAAAGTTGATTGTGGAAAGCGGGAGTATGTACTTGCAACCGCTGAATCCTGACTGGCCAGAAAAAACTATGCCATTGGTAGATGGCTGTAAGCTGGTAGGGAAAGTGGTTGGGTTGTATAGGGATGTTTAAAAATTTAGTGAAATGTGCCTGTTTATCTCAATTGATAAACTTATTGTTGAATACAGAAAAATTTAAGATAAACAAGGATTAAAGTGAATACGCAATTTGATTTACCTGAGCTAAGTAAATACAGCGAGCTGAGTGAAGATGAACAAGTCTATATCCATCAAATGCTTATCTCTTACGTACGCTCAGATCACCTCTACAATATTATCTTGACCCATAATGTTGAGCCTTATGACCTGGTTAAGCTTGTAAGTATTAGTTTTGAGAATAGAGACGCAGCTATCTGGGTGCATTTCGAAACCATCACTGCAGAAAGACTGACTATGCCTCTCGATTTTATTTCAAGAATAGAATTGAGTAATCAGGAAGGACTTTAAGTACTGCGAATCTGGGACGGCTTGAGTTAATTTAGGTTGTCTCCAGATATTTTAAAAAGTAAGTTAAAGGTGACTAAAAGCCGCTATATGGGGCTTGGGTATGCTGTGAACCCGACGCAGTACTTTAGAACAGATTGGGTGGAGAATTACAATATGCACTTACAACCTTTGTACCCCGAATGGTCAGAGGAAACCGCTACTTTAGAAGATGGTTGTAAATTGGTTGAGTTATAAAGGGACGTTAAAAAATAAAATTCAAAGAAGCGGCTAAACTCAAAATTAAGTCTAAAAACCAAAAATGGATTTTATATGCACAAAAAATATAAAAATATTCAAATAATACCTTTAAATAACAAATAAAATGTATAAAATATTCAAACTTACTTAATTTGTATTCAGGACTTATCATGGAATATTTTTCAACTGTTTCGGCCATCTGTCGTTCAAGCATGAAAAGCCCTTCTAATGCTTTAATCAACCACATAAAAAAGCTAATAAAAGCATTAGAAAAAGATAACCACATAGAACAAGCAAATATTCTTAAAGAAATTATTGAGAATCAAAGTGTTGAAAATGAACTAAAGCCAAGCAGAGTTACTCTTTCTAAATTAGCACTTAGCGGTGAAGTACTTTCTCCAAATGTTAAGCCCCCTGTTGATAAAGAGTCAGGAAACTATTTAGCAGATATTATTTTCTTTACCAACAATCAATATGATAAGCCCACCTTTGAGGAAAACCTTGAGAAGAGTATTTGCTATTTACAAGAGGAATGGCGAAATGCTGATGATTTGCAAAAAAATGGTATACACCCAGCTTATTCCGTTATGTTGTTTGGCTTGCCGGGCACAGGAAAAACCCATTTAGCGACTTATCTCGCATCCCAACAAGAACTACCATTAGTTGTTGCAAAACTAGATGGCTTACTGTCATCTTTCTTAGGAACCACTGCTAGGAATATTGCCAATCTCTTCAACTTTGTAAATCGATATAAATGTATATTGCTTCTAGATGAATTTGATGCAATTGCAAAACTCAGAGACGATCCAAATGAATTAGGTGAATTAAAAAGAGTAGTTAATACTTTGCTTCAATGCCTAGATGAACGGAGTAAGAGTGGCTATACCATTGCCATCACAAATCATGAATCATTACTTGACCCTGCTATCTGGCGAAGATTTGATTTAAGGATTGAGGTACCAAAACCTTCTTTTATCGTTAGAAAGCAAATTCTCACAAATTTAACAAATAGTTCTATAGCTCTATCTGATTTGCAATTAAATTTTTTAGCTAAAATGACAGATAACTACAGTGGATCAGACTTATCAAAACTAATAGGGTTTCTAAATAGAAAGAGAATTATTACTAAAAATAATTTTGTTTTCATTGATGCGATCAAAGAGTTTATCAACTTAAATGCCAATTTAACAAATAGCGAAATTGTTAAAAATTTCAATTTAGATGAAGAGCATCTGGTGAAATTCTTAAAACATGACTCTCTCTTCCAATTAACCCAAATAGAAATAGCAGAGTTGTTAAATACTAAGCAACCTAATATCAGTCGCTTATTGAAAAAGTAATTTATAAGGAGTTCATAATGAGTAATCCAGTTCAAATAATTTTAAATCCAAAAAATTTTGTTCAAACAATAAAAAGACCTCCTGGTGGGAGCAATACTGATTTTTTCGAAGGAAGGGATAGTGATTTTGTTAAACACAAAGAAAAATTAGATAACTCTATTTCAAATATTATTGATAAATCAAAGTTTAATAATGAGCAACTTGTGTATACAAATATTACACTACAAGATGCAGGATGGGCAAAATCACATAGACCAACAACCCAGCTTTTTAGTGAAAAAAACGTTCAAAACGTGATGGGTGGTAATCAACTTGGTGAAATTATCGTAGAGCTAACCGTAGATGAGTTGGAGAATATACGTGAAATTATTTCCCGCGCACCAGAAGAAACAATTTGGGAAAAAAAAGATGGCAAATTAAAAGCGAAGGTATCGGTATTAAGAAGTGAAGTTAGCGTTATTGATGAAATAAGACTATACGATAATATAGATAAAAGAAATTTTACAATAAATCAATCTATTGAATGGTTAGCTAAAACAGGAACTGGGCATTCTTATTATATTGAAACTTTCATCGATTTTAATAACCAAACAACAATTGAACGCAAATCCTTAAGTAAATGTATTGAAAGAGTTCAACAAATATATCCTGATATAAAAATTTCATACATTACTGAATCTTGGCTAAATGCTATTTTTATTATTCTAAAATTTAGCAATATTGCAGATATAGAAAATATAAAAAAACATAAACAATTATTAAAAATACTAGAAGACTCACCAATAATACGAACAATCTATCTCCCACCAATTGTACAATCATCTCAAAATATTTCTCAGACCACCATAAATACTAAGCTACCCAGTCCATTAGAGGGTAAGAACTACCCTGTTATTGGCATAATAGATACAGGGATAACAGACAATCCTATTATTGAGGACTGGGTGGCTGGTAGAGCAGATTTTCTCACACGATCGCAGCAAGATTTATCTCATGGCACATTTATTGGTGGTTTAATAGTAGGTTCTAGACATTTTAATAATGAATCCCTTTTAGATGAAAATAACTGCAAGATATATGATCTCGATTTGCTTCCAACAACCAACGACTTTGAAGATTACTACCCCAAAGGATTTATTGATTTACTTCAACTGTTAGATGAATTAATCCCCGAAGCTAAAGCAAATGGGGTTAGAATTTTTAACATGAGTTTAAATCTATTAAATTGTGTAGAAGATAATCGCTATAGTATCTTTGCAAATATAATAGATAACCTCAGCAAAAAACATGATGTGATCTTTGTCCTCTCCGCTGGAAATTTACATCCAAGTATTATGCGTGATGAATGGCCTGAGAATTCTACAGATACTTTAAAAATGCTGGCAGAATACAGACATCAAGGACAAGATCGCGTATACCAACCAGCTGAAAGTATACAATCTATTTCCGTTGGGGCTATAGATCCTGAAAGATCTTCTAAAAATTTACGCCCAAGCCAATATACCCGTCGCGGGCCTGGAGTATCTTTTGGTCAAAAACCAGATTTAGTTCATATTGGTGGATCATATGCTACTCCCCACAATCTATCATCTATAGACCCGAATGGAAATTTAGCGCATGGTTGTGGTACCAGCTATGCTGCACCATTGGTAGCAAAAACTTTAGCTAATCTAAATCATGCAATTCCAAACTATACCAAACCAGAAACCTTAAAAGCTCTTTTAATCCATCATGCTATCAAACCCGAATGGTCAAATGAAGATAATATGAAGGTCGTAGGCAATGATTTCCTAGGTTTCGGTATCCCTCAGAATGCTAATGCCTCTCTCGTAACATCCGATCATGAAATTACAATGGTTTTTGAAAGTGAAGTAGCAAAAAATCAAAAATTAATTTTTGATTTTTCCTGGCCACAAAGTCTCATGAATGAAAAAGGAGGGATTGATGGTGATTTAAATATTACTCTTATTTACTCACCAGGCATTGATAGGCTAAATGGTGCGGAATTCATATTACACACACTGGATGTATGGTTAAGACAGGAGAAATTTAGCCCCAAAAATCAAAAATATACTTATGGTAATATATTGAAAAGTGCAGGTTCTGGTTTTTGCGTAGAAGAAAAAGCCAGAATTAAACATGGTTCAAAATGGTGCCCTGTTAGAAAAATTGAACAAAAATTTGAAAATGAAGGAAACTCATCTGCTTGTAGATTGGTTATCGAACCTGGCTTTCGAGCTGGCTATGAAATAATTGAACCAATTCCTTTTACTATTATATTAACAATTTCTGACAAATCTAAAACACATGATATTTTTAATGAGGTAAAAGCTCAATTAAATGCAAATGGAGTTTCTGTGGCAGACATTCATTCTAATATTCAATCTCGTCTACGCCCTTAACTCTGCGGAATAGTCTAATAATTTGTTTTTAAAACCATTCTAAGATTGAATAAAGTAATTAAGTTTACTTGCTACCTCTAAAAATTGATTTAATTGCTATTACCCGAAAACAAATAGCACCCTTACTCTCAACCACATGGGTGCTATATCAATTAAGAGTGTTAATCAGTTCAACAACTAGTAGGTTTTCTTTTTCTACCATTCCTTTATAATTTCCTCGCTAATAACAACAAGAAACCATAATGAAAAGAATAGCTCTTATTGCCCTACTAACTACCTATGCTTTTACTGGCTGCCAAAAACAACCTGAAGAATCCGATACGACTATACCTTCAGGAAAAGATTCTGCAGATGTCATTAAATTTGAAATAGCCAATCAAAAGATAGGCCATTTCCTGGAACAGCTTGATGATCCTGAAACCCCACTGGAATTACGCAAACAACTCATCTGTAACAACTACCCTGCTGTTTACCATAAAGAATATGTTCCAGCACTTATAGAGCTTTCTCCAGAATATACGCCTGAAGAACTTAAATCAGATCTAAATAAAGTTTTAAAATTTTATAAAGAAAAAGACAATGTTCAGTGTTGATACAAGAAATCATTGAGATTGATAGTTTTAATATTTCTGAAACAGACTTCGTTTATCTTAATGATAAGGTCACCTTCAAACACAAGACCTGTAATAACAAAGCAAAAAACTTTCGCTCGCCCACTATATGTGGGTTTTATTTTACTATTCATTAAAATACCCGATATAAATACTTGGTTTTATTTATAAATATTTATAACTATACTTAAATAATAAAGGCTAATTTTTATACTATAAGAATCAGCTTTTTTGCCGATGGAATTCTCATAAATTTTAGTTACAGTACTGCAAATTTAACTTTAACTATTTCTTATAAATTACTTTCCTCCAATAAACTTATGAGATAACAAGATGGTTTGGTTGATATATGAATAAATTATCAGGTTATACGGAAATAGGTTCTCTCCCTATGCACAATATTAATTTCAAAAACCTTGAGGAAGCGGGTCAAGCTATTTTAAAGTTCTTATCTCAACGATTCGGATTTAAGTTATGGATGATTACCCGTACTGAAGGTGATGACTGGATCGTGTTACTAAGTGAAGATAATGGCTATAACGTTAAGCCAGGACAAGTATTTCGATGGGCAGATTCTTTCTGCTCACACATGGTACAAAATAATGCGCCCCGCATTGCCCCCTATTCACCTAATATTCAAGTTTACGTAGACGCACCTATAAATCACTTAGTCCCAATTAAAGCCTATATCGGCCAACCTTTGTATAAAGAAGATGGGTCCCTTTTTGGCACTCTCTGTGCAATCGATCCTGAACCTCAGTCTAAAAATTTGGTCGAGGAAGCTCCATTATTTGAGCTTCTAGCACAAGTGCTTAGCTATAATATTCAAGCTGAATTAAAAGCCGCTGAGTACATACGTAAAGCTGAACAGTTTGAAATAGAGGCATTGTCCGATCCTATGACTGGTCTTTTTAACCGTCGTGCTTGGGATCAGTTAATTGAATTAGAAGAAAAGCGCTGCAAGCGATATGGTCACCCTGTTGCTATTCTTATGATTGATCTTAATGACCTCAAAATCACCAATGATACTTTGGGGCATGCTGCAGGTGATGAACTCATTCAAAAAATGGCTTTAACTCTCAAAAACACTGTCCGGAGCAATGATATTACCGCTCGTTTAGGTGGTGATGAGTTTGCTGTACTCAGTATTGAAACCAGCAGAGAAAATGCGAATAAACTTGCAACCAGAATTCAAACTGCTATTGCAAAAGCTGGCATTAGTGCTGCAATTGGTTTTGCAATGCGAAATCCAGCATACGGTCTATCAGCAGCTATCATAGAGGCAGATGAAAAAATGTATCAGGATAAAGCCCTAAGCAAATCACCTGAGACTAATTAATAAAAAACGCATACCCGAGCGGCTCTTGGATCAGGTGGAGTAAATTATGATTGAAGTTTCTTTAATAGAGTTTTACGAAGGAGCGCAAAAATCTTTGTACGCACATCAATTTGAAACCCATCCCCGAATTGGTGAATGGTTAGTTTTAGCAAATGGGAAAACTTATAAGGTTTTAATGGTTGCTCACCATGAGGAGCCACTACTCGGCTCGGTTGTATATGTAAAATATCTAGGCAATGAGCTAGATTGTATTGATCGTTTGGGCTCTGGAAGTGAAGTTTGATTTGTTCAAACTCATCCGATATATCTTCTGGGTTTGTAATTAAAATACCTACAAAGCGCAAACCACCAACACCACAACCCTTCTGAAGAGCAACAAGCCTTCCCTCTTTTGTAATACCAATCATCTCAAAAGCTCCAAACAACCCACCCTGTGATGGGTTTTCTTTTGTCTATTAAAGCATAAAATAACAATTAAGTAACTTTTATTACTTTTAGTATTGACTTAATAAGTAAGTTATCTTACCTTTACCTTACAGACAACAAAAAGCCCCAGCGTAGCGGCGAACTACCTGAGGCACGACCCACTCTCTCTCAGTGAGTAAAGAAATTATGAATGCAAAATTGACTCCACACAATAGCTTCAAGGTGACTCTTGTTGCTACTGCCTTAACTGTAAGCGCATTAGCGTTTGGTTGGCATGCTGACTTTGGTACTAGCCAAGCAGCTCCAGCTCAAAATATTCAATCTGAATACGGCATCGTATCTTTAAAGATGCTTGATGACGTACGCGGTGAAGCGATCCTTAACCTTGATGGCTTTCGTTTGGAAATCACTTCGTTTGAAGTTGAAGCACACTTGGACGATTACGGCGTACCTGGTTCCGAATTCACCAATGTTGAAGTAGTAGAACTGGGTGAAATCAAGGTATTCGATGCTAATGGCAATCCATACAACGATTTCACTGATTATCAAGATCACCGCGAAATCAATGCGATGATCGCCGGCCACATCATGAAGCACCGTCTGGTGGAGGTGCAGTCATGATTCTTAAATCTGCTGATCAAATTTTTGAAGCGCTTTTGAATGGACAGCTAGTTTACTGGTGCGAATACGGCTCTGATGACTGGTCTCCTCTTAATGACCAAGCACAAGTTAATTTTGCAGATCTATACACCGGTTTCCTGCAATTCAAAGCAGATGAGCTACCTGTGATTCCAATGCCGGTGGAGTCTACTTCAAGCCACCGCTATTTCTCTGAATACATCAAGACATTTGAAGGCCTTGAAATCTATCGAGTGGGCAAAAATCGTGTGAGCTATTTCGCTTTACGTGTCAAAAGCTCAGGGACGATTGCTGATTATTTTTGCAACACACTTCTCTACTCCATTCAACCTGATGGCTCCCTGAAGAAAATGCATAAGTCTACAGCTCCACAGTGGATTCTAGATGGTTTGGAAAATGCACGTGTTGCTATGCGCAAGAATAAGCGCCACCAAATTTTAGAAAGTACCGGCTTCTTTGGGTCTGAGGACTATAAGAACTTTAAGCGTAATAACCGTCCTGCAGGAGTACGTTGAGATGGCGATTAATATTATTCCAGCGGACCAGCCGCTACTTGTCCAAGCCATCATCGTGTATCTGTATGCAGATCCAGGCTTGGGTAAAACTTCTATTGGTTTCACCGGCGAAAAAGCTATTTCTTTCGACTTTGACAAAGGTTCTCATCGTACTGGTGAATTGCGTCGCGGTGCTGTGGTTCAGGTCAATCAATGGGCCGATGTCGCTAATCTGACCATGCAGGATCTGGAACCATTCAAGACGATTGTGATTGATACCGTTGGTGCAATGCTTGAAAGCATCAAAACTCATTTAATGCTGAATGCGACCAATAAACAGAAAGATGGCTCTTTGAAACTCAAAGCACAGGGCTTGGCCAATAACATTTTCAAGCAGTATGTGAATACGCTGATTGCTTCAGGCAAAGATGTAGTTTTCATTGCTCATGCTTCAGAAGATCAGAATGGTGACCAAGTAATTTACCGACCAGATCTTGGGGGTAAGAACCGTAATGAGCTTTACCGTATTGCAGACATCATGGGTTACCTAACCACGGTTACCACTGGTGAAGGTAAACATGCCCGAGTAATCAGCTTTAAGCCTTGCCCTACCCATCACGCTAAGAATGCCGGTGGCCTTGGCGGTGAAACTGGTGAAGTGTGGGTGCCAGATTTAAAGGCCAGTCCTACGTTTCTGGCTGACTTAATCAAGCAGGCCAAAGATCACATTAACACCATGACACCAGAGCAACTTGCAGCAATCAAAGCTCAAGAGGATTTGGAAAATTACATTCAAAGCTGTGCTGAAGCGCAATACGCAAGTGACTTAAATCAGCTCACTGAATCTATTGATAAGAATCACACGTATTACAAGCAAATGCGCGCAGCTCTGAAAACACGTGCTGAAGAAATGGGATGTCAATTTGATAAAGAACGTGGTGCATGGTGTGAACCTGCTGAGTTTTTTGGGCTTTCAGATCAACAATTAGCTGAATTTCAAGACTTCATAGATGAACGCGGTCTGGATGCAAAAACTGTATGTGAGTATTTAGGCATTGATGCACTTAACCAAATCGAAGCCAACAAATTGGCAGCTGTACAACAAGAAATTGAACAATTAGCGAAGGAATCAATGGCATGAAAATTTTAAACGGAAAAGAAGCTTTTGAAGCAATGATGGCTGGCCGAAAAATTATGTGCCGCGCCGTTGGGGAGTCAATGGATTTCGATGATCTGTCTCAATTCCCTGCCACTATTTTTGCTATGCCAGGCTATGAGTTCTGCATCAAGGTTGAAACCATGGAATTGGCTGGTATTACGTTTACTAAACCTTTAACACTTGATGACGTGGTGGAGGGTCAAGAAATTTTCCTGGTTTTCCCTCATTGTGTTGTACATACTCAATTCACTTCACTGTCTGGAAAGTATGTTGAATCTGTACGTTATGGTTTCGCCCAAGCGGATCAGGAAAATGCTGAGTTGCAACTTCAGGCAATTGGTAAACTTCTTGGACGAGATATTCCTTACCCTTTGACGCTAGAAAGTCATTACAAGCCTGAAAAGAAGCGTCGTAGTCGAAAAGCCAAGGAGGATGCTGAACAGCCTGAGCCAGAGGTAGTTCAGCCTATTGAATCCATAGAGCAAGAAGCCACTGATAATACTGAATCACCAGTTACAGAAACTGAAGAAGATTCAGTTGAAACCGACCCTGTAAAGCTTGTTGAGAAATTCACAGCACAAATTGACCAGTTTACTAAGGCTGATGACATTCTTTCATTCCGTCACGTATTTCTGGCCAATGGACACCTAGATCAAAAAGATCAACAGCACTTGTGCAAGCTGACTGAAGATAAATTGCTTGAACTGGATCCTGAGCAATACACGCCTAAGGTTGAACCTGAATCAATCGCAGATGAGGTCATTGAAGTCATGCAACCAAGTTTGATTGATGAAATTGATCAACAAGCCACTAAGGTTGTTAAGGACAAAATCTGTAAAGATATGATGTCAGGTAACGGTCAATCAAGCTATCCAGTCGATATGCTTTATATACAAAAGAAAAAGATGCTGATTAACCGCATTCAGGAAATGGATTCGATTGAAGCTTTAGAACGTCTAGCGCCAGCAATACCAGCTGCAAAATTCAATCCAGAAGATCACCAGGAACTATTGCAAATTTACGCTGAGCGTAAAACTGCAATGCAACATGCTGATTACAATAGCGAGGTATCATGAGTTATCAATATTCATCAATGACCCGAGTGCTGATTATTCAGCACGGAGGTCGGATCCGGACTTATCGCAATATCAGTCTTTTCGGTATTGAAGATTGTATTCAAAACTTTATTTACAGCTGGGGGTACAGATGATCTTCAGAATCAAACAGAAACATGAAGCAGGCTTCAAGCTTTGGTTGGAAAAATTGGGTTATGTGAAAAAAGAACTAGCAGATGGCAGTTCGACTTTTAGCGGGAAAGGCACACGTAAAGCATTGAGCTATGTGTTTTTAAAGAAAGATTTAACAGGTAATGCAGCATGTCAGGTGTTATTTGATGAATATGAAATGCACTTGCGTTGTCCTGATTATTTAGATGTTAAGGTGGCGTGATGGAAGATAACAAATTATGGGCAGTCAATATTCCCGAAGAACCTGATTCAGAAGAAATTTTATACCCTGTTCCATCAAAAGAATTGGGTGAGCAGATTGTTCAACGTTTGCGTAAAGAAGCTATTGAGACATTTGAAATAGTTGGTGAATGCATTGCTGAAGCGGTCACCCTTGAGGAATGGGATCTTTCCGCTGATGATCATTCTAAATATTTGGAAGAAAACCCTAATTGGTGGGATGAAACTACCTTTTTAAATAGTGAGCTGGCGTGATGACTAATATCCAAGTGGCCAACTTTATTATTGGCGAACTACATAAAGAATTGCCTTTTGACCTTATCTTAAACCAGGCAGAAACAGAAGCATTTTTGACATTTGTTGAAGGTTATAAGGGAGATTTACGACTTCCTATGACATGCAAGAGTGAATCAACCATCATTCAAGTCAATAAAGAAAATATAGATGCAATCTACCTCATGCTTTCACCCTATACTGAACAGCATGAAGAACCTGAAAACAGTATCGATCAATTCATTGCTAGTGGTGGATTTGATGAAGCTTTTAAAGATGTGTTTGGACTGCCTAAAAAGGTAAAATAAAGTTTAAAGGAGGTTTCTTAATGAGCTTAAAAAGTTTAGCAAATGAAACTGAAGCGAATAAACAAGAAATGCTTCAGCGGTTTCTAAAAGCTCCAGCTGATCAAAACTTTAGTCATGAGGTTGTAGCCATGTACTTGGGTTGTTCACCTTGGACGCTGGCACGTATGCGGTGTGATGGATCTGACTTGCCTTACACCAAAATTGGACGGCGTGTAGCCTATAAGAAAAGTGATGTACTGGCATATGAGAAAAGCCGTACAGTCACCTGTACAGCGCAATATGCATAGTAAAAGGCAGGTTTACCCTGCCTTTATTTGTTTTAGACGTTCATCCCAAACGCTTTCATAATTAAAGCAGTCTATTTTTCCTTGATATACCGCTTCAATCATATTCATAGATGCTTTCAGCTCTTCCATTGGAATTTGTACATAACCGCCAGTGACATCAATGCGTGGCTTTTGTGTATGGTTGAGAAGTCGTTTAGTCACATAGATATTGAAGTGTAATAGGTTACAGATCGTGGCAAAGGTACGTCTGAAATCATGCATTGATACATAGTAGTCCACCTGATCCCCAAGCACTTTTAATGCACGGTCAACCTTAGTTGCATGCATGTTGGCTGCGGTCGGCATTTTGGTTGCTGGGAACACCCAGTCATTCTCCCTTAACAGGTAACGGTCCTTTAAGATCTTCAGCAGATGATCACCTACTGGGAACAGATGGTCCGTACCATTTTTTGTATCTCTAAAAAGTACGGTACCAGTTTTAAAATTGATATCTGACCACTTCAGTCCACAAACTTCCTGACGGCGGCAACCGGTGTACATCGTAAATAGGATAATGTCTCGGTGAGTATTGGATCGTGCCGTATTTTCGAGATTCAATTCATCTTGGTAATTAAGGACAGCGTTATAATATTTGTGAATGACATCTTTATGTAGATGACGCTCTCGACGTTCAAGTGTATTCCAGCCTTTGGTAACTGAAATAATATCAACCGGATTAGATTTTAGGATTGGAGCTTCATCCGATGAAGAAAGCACATGGATGTATTTCCACAATGTACCTAGTAGTGAAATAGCTCCATTTGCGGATGATTTGCTGAGTTCTGAAACTGTCAGGAACTTATCCAGTACTTCATTTTTAGTAATCTCAAATAGCTTTCGATTTGACCAGCCTAAATATAGGTCAAAATATTTATTATATTGACGTATAGTTTTGGGTTTAAAGTCATTGCGCTTGATATAGATATCCAGTGCCTGACCTACTGTGATATCCAGTGTATTCTCAGCAGCCTTCCCTTTTACTGGTTTCTGGTATTCCCCATTAGCAATTTGAGCCAAAATCATTTGTGCTTTGGCACGTGCAGCGATTGCAGATATCTCATTGGTCTTACCGAGTACGACTCGGTAAAGCTTCCCTGCATGACGGCGCTCCACAATATAAGATTTAGATTTGGTGGTAGCTCGGACAGCGAATCCGATTAACTCCTGGTCACGGTATATCTTTTGACCAGAATCACACAATGAGATAGCATCAACATTCGACTTGTTGAGTTTCATAATTTGATCATCAAAAATTTAGCTCGCAATGATTAAATCATGTTTCTCAACAGTCTACAAATAGTCTACAAGTCAAACTTTTATGTAATAAAACACCCTTTAAAATCACTATAAATAATTGTTTATATTTAATTTAATGAATCAACAACTCCCACAAGTATGTTATAACAGAAATAGAATCCGCCAAGTCGCGACTGGATGGGAAGATTGAGCATTAAAATAGGCTTACCTAATGATTTATAAACTTAAAAGATTTAAGAATGAATCACATTGTATTCGTTTGTCTCCATTTCAACTCAACAATCTATAAAATTTATTTTTTGTGAATTTTTAGATTTTACGAAATTACTTTTCCAAAATTTTAATCAATTTATTGTTGATTAAATCATTGTCATACCTCAAATAATGTCAGAAGCTTCTAATTATCAATAAGAATATTCATCCTATTTCATTAACATTTGATCCTTGGTATATTTTTATGAGCTTTTGGTTCATTACAGCTTTATATTAACAAGTACCCAAAAATAACACTTCATAAAAAAACCTCCCAAAGGAGGTTTAATTACAAAGTATGGGCCAATACGTAGATCACTGTACTAATAATTATGATAGCCAATAAAGTTATCAATATTTCAAGTTTAGTCATTAAAGTGCACTCTGACTTCTTGTTGCTTATATTGTAGCTTATCTTAACATTCAATCCTAAATATAAAGGGTTACTAGAAATTTTAAAATATTTGCACTTTATTAATTCAGATTAAATCTAATGAATCCAGTTAATTATATTTTCTATCATTAAATCGACAGACGGCTTACTTCCAATATGCATCTTTAAAAATTTGACTTTCATTATTCACCATGATCATTTTCATCAAAATCATTGAACCACGTACAAAGATTTATCATTATTAATTTCTATTGAATATTTAATGATATTTTTTTAGCTTCTAATAGACCAGCCCTGACTTCACCTTAAGAAACAGGGTAACTTTATATCCAAATGTATCTAGCCCTGCTCTACTAAAACTATTTAATTTCTTTCAAGCAATCGCGACATAACTTAATTTCTTCGCTATCAGCCGTACGTTCAAACTCAATCGTACTATGTAGGCCAAATAAGCAAAGTACGAACTGGAACATATCGATCTCCTTGCTTTAGTGCCCCCCCTATTTCAAAATATAAGGGGAATGATCCCTAGAATTTAAAAATCTCATATAACTATAGAAATTAATATAAAATTAAACAAATCAATCCCTGATTACCATTTTATAGTCCTTAGTCAAATATTTTCTCTTTAAACTATTTAAAGATAACTTCTGAATAGATTCATGTAAGTATAGGAAATATATATTAATAGTTCTTACCCGTTAGTTTTATGTTTCTTTAAGTACTTGTTAAACTAGTTGAGGACTTCTCATAAATATATAAATTACCTAGAAAGCTACTAATTGCAAAATCAACAAATACTCAGCCTAGTCGTTTCTTCAGTTAAACAAGGCCAAGGATTACTTTAGCTAATATTTGCATTTGATTGTTATTATTTTATTCCTTTCTAAATAGTCAAAGACCTCACTCATTTGTGAGGCCTTTGATCAATTTATTCAGGGGTATTTGGTGCCTTAGATTCTGTCTCCGCTTCGTGATGAGAACAGTTTT